CTGGTTCAAAAATGTCCTCATAAATCTCCTCAGAACCAAGAGTCGATTCATCGCTAAAATAGCGATTGTCCAAGAGGACCATCCATCCATCATACGACATATCTAATCGTAATACCAAATTCGAAATCTCCAAAATTTCTGAAGCTTCTACCAATATATCATGGTAATGTTCGAACACTTCCCGCGGATGACGGGCAAGTTCAAATAGTGACGCTCCGAATGCATCAACAATTTGTTGTTTTTCGATAACGCAACTTTCACTCTTGTACATATAAAGAGATTTCATTATCGAAGGAATAGCAAGTGGTGCCATATATTGCTGCAAGATCGGGTTGAAATAAAACGTGCGCTTGCAAAAAGTGGCTGAGTCCAAATGACAATAAGGCTCCATCACGTCGCTTTTCGATCCACTCGTGTATTCAATATTGTGCCTGCGGCAAAAATCCCACATTACTAATTGATTGAATTCCTCAGTCCTTGATGTGGCCAGAGCATCATCACCCATGAAAATGCTACGAACATGATCACGGTACTTCAGTCCATAATCTGTGACATATGTGCCCTCATAATAACAATCGAAAAAAGCACAACGATGTATTAATGAGTTGCATACACTATTCAGCAACAATGTCAAATAAGTTCCCGAAATCATCCAACCATCAATAGTGATGAGTGCTCCTTGGAACATGACATACGAATTAGCCAGATCTGACAAAATTGCTGTCATAGCTAGAATAGATTCGTCGTCATATCCAATCGCCCTAGCAATCATTACTAAGGATGCACCGCCGCCGCGAATAATCTGGCCCGACAACCGAATATCCCAACGTTTGAAATCACTTTCAATGCAATTCTCGGCACCAAATTCTTTGAGATGTTGATATATCGAACCCCAGTCATCGCGATTAACATTCACGCCACCCATACACTCACTAACTAAAGGGAAAGACAACAAGAAATCAACAATAGGGGCAAACAATGCCTTGGTAACAAGAAAATCTGCAAATGGCACAACGAAGAAAATCCTGGTATTTTTTGCCAAGGTTCCGTCACTCTCATATTTCACAGGTTCTGATTTCAAAGCCGTCTTAATCAACGGATTCAAACGGTTTCCTTTCTTTGCTCGTTCCATGAGCAATTCAAATCGACCTTCAAGTTCAGGTGTTGGCTGAATGATCTTCGCACCAGAGACATCATCATAAACTATGTCAACGAGATTCTTTTTTGGACCTTTCTTACCGTAGCCGCAAGATTTCGTCTCATCAATGGGATTGATGAACCGAGTATCCCAGCAGCCATTCAGACTATCATGCAAGCTCAGAGGTTTCCTGAAAAACCGATAACCTTTCTCCTTGGCTATTTCAAGTAATGGAGCAACATAATCAGCAATGGCACGACGTAACAATTCTGGACGAATGTCACGCATTGGTACTGAACGGTCCTGAAGGGCAGCTGCATGATCTCTATTGGCATTCGGACGCGGTGGACCATAAACCAAATCGACACCAAGTTCCTTCAAAACGGGAGCCGCAGAATTGTAACGGACATCACTCCTAC